GCTGCTTATCTCTACGGCAACAGGATTGATGCAGAAGGTTATGTGATGACCAATGAGTTTGGTATGTTCAAACTGGTGAATCGTGAGGTCTTTTCTAACGCTAACTTCAACAACCAACGCTTTCAGTGTGCCGCCTGAGGCACTGGCACACTGGCACCCCCAGACCTGCCTGCTGACCCCTTATACTGGTTTCATACCAAACGAACCGACCCCATGGCACTGACCCGCTACGAAGTCCGCTACCAGGTCCCCTACAATGCCTGTGAGTGGCGGTCGCAATGGTTCCCCACCCTGGCAGAGGCGGAACGCATGGTAGACTTCTACCGCTCCTGTGGTTCCCCTGCTCACTTGGCACCCTGATGAGAACCCTAACCCGCTCCCGCTCTGCAGACTTCCACCGTGCTACCATGCTCAAACTTCTGGCAGTCGCTGGCGTGACCTTCCTACTCTGGAGTCCGCTTGCCCCCGTCCGCTATGTGACAGCAGACTTACTGGCACTCACTGCCGACCAACTGCGCCGCTGACCCCTTACAATACTCTCAGTTCACAAGCGAACCCATGAAAGTCCAACCCATCGGCAGCAACCAAACCGAAGTGACCCTGGCAAACGGGACTGAGATCCTGTTCTCCTATTCCGTCCCCGTTGCTGCCATCGTGCCTGGTAAGGGGTGGATCCGCTCCGCTTTCAAGCACAGTGCCACCACCACCAAGCATGTCAACGCTTGGTTGCGGAAGAACTGCGGCGGAGACGTGCTGACTGTGCCACAATGGGATCTGGATCAGTTGGTTGCCTTCTGACCCCAGACCCTATACAATTAGATCACAAGGGAACGGCAGCGCCCTAAAGACTCCACCACTCTATCGCCCGTGTCGATCACGGTAATTTAAATGACTTACAAGACTGACGGTTCTGTTCACCACGGTGGTGTGAAGAATGAGGATCAAACTGTTCGTATTCTGAACGAACTTAAGATCTATTCTTCCGCTGTAGAAAAGCGTGGCGGAACTAAAGTAAAAGAAGATGCCGTCGCTGGTGATCAACTGATCAGCATTAAGCGCAAGGAAGGTATCACCAACGGTTCGTTCGATTGGTTCAACACCAGCGCCTACAATGATGCGCTGGGTGATACTTTCACTCACTTCATTTCCAACATGAGGGAGTTGCGTCAGATGCCCGAATCGCTGCGCTCTGATGAACAGTTTGTGCTGAAGATCCGCGACAGTTTCAACAACCTTTGTGAACTGGCATTGGATACTCTGACCTCTGCACAAGTTACTGACATCCTGCGTCGCGGTCTGATTGATGCTAACGCTGGTTTTGATGTTGTGATCAACGACACCAAGACTTCCGAACTGTATAAGTTCTCTGCAGTGCAACATCCTGCAGTTGATTACATCTCCAAGGGATACAACATTGTTCTCAAGGGCAACGGCAAGTCTTCCCGCATGGTCTACTTTGTAGATGCCGATGGGAATGTGTATGACTGTGGTCTGCGTTTGCGCGTCACCAGTAACAACGGAATCAATGCATTTCTGGGAACCAGTAAGGCAAACCGTAACTCACAAGTTGTCATGAAGTTGCAGCAGGACAAGGTAGCAAATCTCCTGCAGCAGGTCGGTGCCGATGTGACAGTCTACTGAGTGTCCACTGGGGGGCGACTCTGCCCCCTCCGACCCCTTACAATACTCTCAGTTCACAAGCGAACCGACCATGACCTACGCTCAGATCACTGCCGCCGAACTCTCCGCCTCTCAGGCACGGTCCGCCATCATTGACCTGGCAGACGATTTCTCCTGGGAGACCGTCGCCCGTGAGATGATCTCCCAGATGAGCGGCGATCAGGCACGGGAGTTCCTGGAGGACTTCATTGCCGACTATGCCGCCTGAGGCACTGGCACACTGGGGGTCACCACCGACCCCCTGACCCCTTACACTTAACAAGTCAACCGCAAACGACCCATGCGCTACAACCCCGCAACCGACCGTGCCCTGAGCATTGATGAGATTGCTGCCCAGTGCCGCGCTGCTATCATGAAAGCACACGAACCTGCCCCCTGCACCCATGATGAGGTTCTGGAGTTTGCCCGCTGGGAGGATGACCTGCTGATCGCTGCCTGATACAATGGGAGCGGGTGCGCCCTGAAAGACGCCCACACCAAACCACACTGATTCAAACAACCCATGAGCCTTGACCTTGCCCTCTCCCTGCTCCGCCAGGGTCGCAACGGTTCCCAGATTCTGAGCATCCTGGAGGGACTCTCTGACGGTCAGCGCGTCGCCCAGGAGAGCGACTCCCCCCAACCGACTGCCGACCCCATCCAATTCTGAAACCGCACACCCCCTGCCCGCTGTCGCTGGTGGGGGGTTTATCATAAGGGGACAAACGAACCGAACCGATGACCGCCGCACCCTGGAACCCTGAGACCCTGACCACCGTCACTCTGCCAGAAGCAACCTGGGGAACCGTCCGAACCGCTCTGCTCTGCATCTCCGCTGATGAGAGTCTGAAGGGCAACCACAAGGATGCCGCCCACTGGTTGAGCGCCTACAACGACCTGAAGGAGGCACTGGGGATGTGACCCCATACGTGCTACAATACTCTCAACCGCAACCAACCCGATGCGCTTCCCCCTCGCTGCCTGCTCTGACCTCCAGACCCGTCAGATCAAATGGATCTCCCGTGCCGACCAACTGAAGAACGGTTCCCGCCCATCCGCTTACATTCACTGGGGACTGCCCGCCACCGTCATCGCCGCCCAGTACGCTGAGGCACACGCGGGGCGGGGTTGACCCCCTGCCGCCGACCCTGTACAATACACACAGCAACCAACCCCAACCCATGACCGTGACCTACACCGTGACCCGCCTCAAGACCCGTGGTCCCCGTAAGGGCGAACTGTGGTTCCGTGATGGTTCTTCGGGTCGTTCCGCCCTGGGCACTCACGACACTGGCAAGGGTTCATTCGTGAGCGGCACCGACATTGCCATCGGCGCGGGTCGCATGGGCACTCTGAACCCTGTTCAGTCTCTGGGGCGCCAGTGGGTTGGCGATAAGACCGCCAACGCTGCCCGCTTCGCTGGTCAGGCAAAAGCAGACCGCATCGCCGCCGCCCGTGAGCGTCTGGCAGAGCGCATGGGGTGACCCCCCTACCTTATGCGTGCGTTCGTGGGCAGCAGTCCCCCGTCGCCGTCGCCCGCCGTGGCGCGGGGCGCGTGGGGGGTTATAAGGGTGCGGCGCCGCGTTTATAAAATCGATGGGTCCCTGTAGGCTATAAAGTGTTACGATAGCGAGATCATTATTGTTCTATATAAAAAAACAAAATAAGATCTTATATTACCGTAAATGAAAAAAAACTCCGGAGAAATTTTTCAACCCCTACAAGTCGATCCAATTACAGGGGAATACTTTTTGGTTATTCCAGAAACAATAGTCAATGAGTTATCATGGTATGAAGATACTGAGATAACTTTTAAGATTGAAGGTACGGATGTAGTCTTAACCGAACGTGATGAGTGAATCATCATATCTTGACAAGAACTAGATAATACTGTATGATATGAATGTAAAATTATTAACCATATGGCTAAAGGATTTACCGTAAAAGCAAAAACGCCCGTTGTAGCAAAAGAACCTGAATGGGACTACAACCTGGCTAGAGAAATGGTCAAAGGCAAGTCTGTTGTCTTTTGTTTACCTGGTAGAGGTGTTTCTTACACTTATCTAAAGAACTTTGTACAACTGTGTTTTGACCTAGTGCAAGCAGGTGCAAGTATTCAGATCTCTCAAGACTACTCTTCAATGGTGAACTTCGCACGTTGTAAATGTCTTGGTGCGAACGTTCTACGTGGACCTGATCAGGTTCCTTGGGATGGAAAACTGAACTATGACTGGCAACTATGGATTGATAGTGATATTGTATTCAATACTGAGAAGTTTTGGCAACTGGTTCTCATGGATACAGACATTGCTTCTGGTTGGTATGCTACCGAAGATGGTCATACAACTTCAGTTGCTCATTGGATGGAAGAGGATGATTTCCGTAACAATGGTGGTGTGATGAATCATGAAACCGTTGAAAGTATTTCAAAGCGTCGGAAACCTTTCACTGTAGATTATGCAGGTTTTGGTTGGTTGCTGATTAAACATGGAGTCTTTGAACATTCTGAAATGAAGTATCCTTGGTTTGCACCGAAGATGCAAGTCTTTGAATCTGGTGAGGTTCAGGACATGTGTGGAGAAGACGTATCATTCTGTTTGGATGCAAAGGAAGCAGGTTTTGAAATCTGGTGTGATCCTCGCGTTCGCGTTGGTCACGAGAAGACAAGAATCATTTGAGATGGCTAACGAACGCTATAATATTCTTTGTAAAGGAAGACGAATTTATACAAGTCTTACAGAAGAAGAATATTTCAATATCATGGAGGATCTGTCGATAGAGTTTTATCAGACAGGTTCTCCAAGTCCTGAAGAACTTGAAACTGAAATTTTATTGGAGAATAATGTATGGCTGCAAAAGTAAAGGGTGGACTGAATAAGAATAGCTCTTATATTCCTGGTTCTCCTAAGAAATCTCGCCAAGGTGATGGTGCTGGAACCAAGTATGCCGCGTCTTCTCGCAACGGAGCTCGAAAGAAATATAGAGGACAAGGTAAGGGATAAATGGCATACTTAAACCATAGTCTACCAGATTGGTCTTGTTATATTCGTAATGAGTTTCTGTTTAATAAACAAAAAGGACATGGTGAAGTAACCAAATGTGACGTGCATTGTGTTGCAAGTCTTGAAAAAAGAGTTCCTCTATTTGAGGCATTTTTAGAAAATGGCGTGAATTGGACTCGGCGTCCTCTTCACGCCTTTTGTTGGAAACCAGATGCTCCTATTGAACCTTTAGAAGATATCATGTACTGGGACTGCTTCTCTCCATATATTGATGTCCAAAAACGTGCTCGTCTTTCTGGGTTACAAGCACAACTTATTCGTCCTGATGGAAAAAAAGTTGTTGGGACTTATATGTTTACCTTAGACTGGTCATGGGAAAATAAAGGTGTTCCAGATTTAAATTTTTCAGAGACTCCAGAACATAAATGCGCTCATTTATTCAAGGTTGAGACTGGAAATTATTATGCATATCCAAATAATCGTATTATTTGGTATGATAATGCTTGGACTTTTAATCGAATTGATAAAAATCCTGGATATGAAATTGATTTGACCATATACTCAGTCGAAAATAAACGTAAAATAGAAACATCTGACCACTATATGTACGAAATTACAGATTTGGAAGTAAAATAAATAGGTTCTTTGCACAAAATTGAGTTGAAACAGCATTCGATGGGGAAACACCTGCTCCTAGAGGTGTACAATGTGGATTTTGAAGCGATTAATGACGTTGAATCGCTTCAGAATGCAATGATTCGAGGCATCAACCGTGCCAAGATGACCATTTTAAACACATTTTCCCATTGTTTTCTACCACAAGGTTGTACGGTAGTGATTGCACTTGCAGAAAGTCATGTGTCTTGCCATACTTGGCCAGAGAATGGATGTCTAGCAGTCGATGTCTACACATGTGGAGAAGGAAATCCACGTTTGATTGCTCTTGAGATACTTAAATACCTTAATTCCGACTCCTACATGCTCCGTGAAGTTGAGCGTTAAATAAACATAAGGAGATAGCAACCTCCTTTATAAAAGTTCTGTTTTATTCACTTAAAACAGGAGCTAAAATGTCGAACTTACCAGTCGATAGAGACCCCAACTACATGAGAGAAATGTGGGGTACTGCTAGATTAGTTACAGATTATGGAAATACACCACCAAAAAGAGTGATTCAAGAGGTCATGCACGATGCTGCACCAAAGCATAACCTCAAAAAACAAGAAGAACTCCATGAACGCATTCGGAATGATGAAGATTATGATGATTGGGAGTATGGAACTGAACCAAACTATGGGATTCCTTGGAAATAACCTATAAATAATGGGAGAAAATCCACGTCCAAATGGCAGTCACCAGAGTATCAAGGGCATTTAAGGACATTAGTTTGTCTTTTGAGCCTCATCCTGTGACAAAAGACCTGCCTATTTTGAAAAATGAGAACGCAATTCGTCGTTCAGTCAGAAATTTAGTTGAGACTATCCCAACAGAGCGGTTTTTTAACTCTTTGTTGGGTTCTGAAGTACGTTCAAGTCTCTTTGAATTCGTTGATTATGGTACTGCATCCATCATTGAAGACCAAATTCTGACGACAGTTCGTAATTTTGAACCAAGAGTCACAAACGTTAAGGTAGAGGTCGATCCTCAACCTGATGAAAATACTTTTAATGTGACTGTTGTCTTTGATATTATTGGACAAGATGTTCCGACACAAGCGTTTACGTTTATATTAGAGGCAACCAGATAAAATGCCTTTCACTAAATTTACAAATCTAGACTTTGATCAGATTAAAACATCGATAAAAGATTATCTTCGTGCAAATTCAGACTTTACTGACTTTGACTTCGAAGGTTCTAACTTTTCTGTTTTAATCGATACTCTAGCGTATAATACATATATCACAGCATTTAACTCAAATATGGTTGTGAATGAGTCTTTTCTAGACTCAGCAACTTTAAGAGAAAATGTCGTTTCACTTGCAAGAAATATCGGTTACACACCACGCTCTAGAACGGCAGCAAGGGCACATGTAACGATTAGTGTACCAACTAGTGCTACAAGTCCTACACTCACGCTACAGGCGGGTCTAGTGTGCGTTGGTACAGCGAATGAGAGCACATATACCTTCTCTATTCCAGAAAACGTCTCTACTACCATCAATGGTGGTGTTGCGACCTTTGGAACCACCGCAAGTCCTATTGAAATCTATCAGGGAACATTTTTAACAAAACAGTTTGTTGTTGATGGTTCACTGGATCAGAAATTTATTCTCGATAACTCTTTCATTGATACTTCATCCATTGTTGTCTATGTAAAGGGACCATCAGATAGTGGTCTTGGTAGAGAATATCAAAAGGTAGATAATATTATTCGTATTGAGAGAACATCTGAAATCTATCTACTTCAAGAAGTTCAGGATGAAAAGTATGAACTGTTATTTGGTGATGGTATTTTTGGTAAGAAGTTAGAGAATAGTTCAGTCATTACAGTCACATACATTATTACTGATGGTAAAGATGGAAATGGTCCATCGGAGTTTAGTTTCTCTGGAACGTTCAGAGATTCAAGTAGCAACCCTGTAATTCCAGCTGGTTCAGTAACATTAACTACTGTTCAAGGTGCAATGAATGGTGGTGAAATTGAACCAGTATCATCCATTAAATATTTTGCCCCTCGTCTTTATTCTGCTCAGTACAGAGCAGTGACCTCAAGAGACTATGAAGCGATTATCCAACAAATATATCCAAACACAGAGTCTGTTTCTGTAGTTGGTGGTGAAGAACTGAGTCCACCACAGTTT